CACTTTGTTCTACTTTTTATCCCTTATGGAACATCCATTCACCCTATGTTCCACATATGTTCACCCTCAGGGTACATTTGTTCATGGTTTGTTCCCTCAGGGATCCCTTGTTCATGGTTTGTTCCCCTTTTGTTCCCTGTTTGTTCTCCTTTGGGGATATCTATAGGGTGGGGGGGAGGAGCCATGGGGGGTGCCTGGTGTATATATTATACTGTATTGCTACTGAATATTACTTTTTAGTTGTCAACCCTAAAAGATTACACACTATACCCTGGAGATCCTTTGCGGTATATTAATCTTTATCCCTGTATGGTAGGAAACCTGCAGGGTTTAGTACCCTTACCCACTGTCGAGGTTTGAAACACATATTGAACTTTGGATGTTCTACCATATGTGTATGGAATTTCGACCGCATACAAAAGTATTTTAACTATTTATAAAAATAAATGTTGAATAGCCCTTGACAAGATTATAAAAGTATGGTATAACAGTACTTATTCAGTACCTTAAGGGTATAACAACTAAGTCTTAAAGTATTTCTTATAAGACTGAACAACTTTTAAGCCTCTTATTTTTAAGGTCTTAAGGATTACCCTTAAGGATTACCTTAACTTCTTTATATTTATATATGTCAGAAAATTAAAATGAAACCAACTCAGAATTATGAAGTACTCCTAAAAGTTTACAAAAGACTTCAGAAGAATCCTAATGATGACCTTAAAGGGTTACAGATGTTTCATTCAAGTGTTGGATATGTTCAAGCTGCAATTAGGAGTAAGTTCAATAAGCACTACTCCTATAAGGAGGTAGCCAATATGATGGTTGAGGAGGAACTAGTAATGGATAATGGGTTGCCTGTTAAACTGGAAAATCTAGTAACAAACCTGTCACCCCTTGAGAAACAAGAAGGATTTCAAGTATGAGTACAGATGTAGCACTTAAGGGTAACTCATCCCTATCAGAAGCTAGGCTTACGGTAAGACAGGAAGAACTAATAGATTTACTACTTGCAGGGGGCCGTTGGAGAGATGCACTAGATCAGTGCGGCTATGGCAAAGACACTGGGAGATCAGACATACTTAAGTCTGCAAAGTTCCGTAAAGAGCTTGCCGATCGCACAGAGAGCTTGATTGCCTTCAACGGTCCAGCTGCTCTGGCAGCACTGGAGGATGCCCTGCATGATCCTACTCAGCCTGGCACCCGTGAGAAGGTAAAGGTTGCCACCGAGTTCCTAGATAGGATGGGGCTAGGTAAGGTTGATCGTGTTAAGCATGAGGGTGAAGTAATAAATTCTTTATTTATTCTACCTCCTAAAGATATAGATGACGAAGATTGAAAGTAACAGATAGACTACTAAAGTTCAAATGGCCTTTGCTGGTTCCAACGCATAATGGCACCCCACCCTACGGGTACACTCATACTAAAAATATGTGGGTTCCAATCCCTGAAACTCTAGATGCCTTAGAGGTTGCAAAAGATTTACTAGCTAATGGACTATCAACCCGTGACTGCACTGACTGGTTAACGAAACATACTGGTAAAAGTATATCACATCAAGGTTTTATAAAAAGAATTAAAAGGGATAATAAACTCTATGAGGGGTGGGAGAATGTCAGACCTGAAGAAATTACAGAATGGTCTAGCAGTTCTGAAGAGTATGGTGATGGAACTTTATACTATCCTTTCTCAAAGCCAAAGGCTAAACCCCAGAGAAACGGAAGAGCTAAAAGAAGTGCCCTACTCAGAGGTAAATCTTTAGAAGAGAAAGAAGTAATAAAGAAGACCCATAATATACAAGAGGCTAATAAGATCCTCACTCGTAATAAGAATCAATTAAAAGGTCTACTGAAAGAAACAAGTAACGATACTATTAAAAGTCTAGTACCAGATACTATTGTTAAAGAGTTTACTGAGGAAGAAGAAGCACTAGAAGTTGCATTTGAAAAGTCACAGGAAATTATCTTTAAACCTAATGAAGGACCACAGACAAACTTCCTTGCCAGTACAGAGGATGTTGTATTCTACGGTGGAGCAAAGGGCGGTGGTAAGTCTTATGCGTTAATTGCAGACCCACTAAGGTATTGCGTATTTTCAACCTTCAGGTCACTGATACTAAGACGGACAATGCCTGAGCTTAGGGATATGATAAGGCATACTCAGCTGCTGTACCCCAGGGTATTCCCAGGTGCCAAGTATCTTAAAACAGAAAAAACTTGGGAGTTTCCAAGTGGGGCTACTCTTGAGTTTGGTTACTGTGAAACTGAGGATGATGCGGAGCGTTACAGGGGACAGTCATTCCACTGGGTTGGTATTGATGAGCTGCCACAGTATGCACACAGGGGGCCCTTTGATGCCCTTATGTCATGCTTACGTAGTGTCGATTCAAAAATTCCAACACAGATGAGGTGCACAGGCAACCCTGGCAATATTGGATCTGGCTGGGTTAAGAGAGAGTTTATCGATCCTTCTTCTCCTAACTCAAGATTTTTTAAAGAAGCAGAAATTGTAGATCCCCGAACAAATGAAAAAAGAGTAGTTAGGAAGTCATTCAAGTACATACCTGCAACAGTATATGATAATCCATACCTTGTTCAGGATGATAACTACTTAGCTGCTTTGGCTCTACTACCAGAAGTTAAACGCAAGCAAATGCTTGAGGGTAACTGGGATGTTATAGATGCAGGGGCTTTCCCTGAGTTTGATCGAAGTATTCATGTCATCCCCTCCTTTCCAATTCCTGATAATTGGTATAAGTTTAGGGCAGCTGACTGGGGATTTTCATCTCCTTTTTGTGTACTATGGATTGCGACTGACTTTGATGAAAATATGTATATCTTTAAAGAGTGGTATGATCAGGGTGTATATGATGATACTTGGGCTGAAACAATAGCTTCTATTGAAAAAGAAGAAAAGATATACTGCGGTCATGCTGTAATTGATGGATCTGTTAGCACTAGTAGAGGCTCAAGAGCTAAAGATTCACTTGAAGTAATTAATAAAATATTAGGACGTAATCGTCTTGTTAAGTTTAAAAAAGCAGATAGATCTCCAGGATCTAGAAAAGAAGGTAAGCTTGCCGTGCATCGTATGTTAGCTTTAAAAGAAACAGGCAGAGAATTACCGAGTGGAGAAAAAGAAACTTCACCATCCTTATTTATCTTTGATAACTGTACTGATCTTATAAGGACACTTCCTTCATTGCTAACTGATCCTAATGACTCTGAAGTAGTATATAAAAAGAACGCTGAAGATCATGCTTATGATGCACTACAGTATGGAATTAGAAGCCACAAAACAAATACTCGTAGGCAGTATGCTTCTATGGGTAGTATTAAGAACAACAGACCACAACCAGCTGACCCAGTGTTTGGCTACTAAAAGGAATAAAAAATATGGCACAAGGTGACTTTACAATATTTAACAAAGCAAAACTGGCGATACTTAATGCTGTTCATGACTTTGATTCAGATAACTTCAAAGTAGCTTTTATAACCTCAACACCAGTTGTAACCCAGGAAAGTCCAACACTCGGTGACTATACAGAGTGCACAGCTGGAGGCAATTATCCAGCAGGTGGGTTTGCAATGACTGCTGCTACTACTGTTGAGTCAGGAGGCACAGCTACTGTTGACTTTACATCTGACATTTCAATGGCTAAAAATGCTGCTAATCCGACAAACGTATTTGCTGGGTTAGTTTATAATACGTCAAAGTCTGACCAAGCTTTAGGTTGGGTTGAGGTAGATACTTCTGGAGCTGACGGAACAACAGGACTTATCTCAATAACCTGGGGTTCTAATTTATTTACACTATCTTAAGGATTAGTTTATGGCTGATACTAAAATTTCGGACCTAACCCTTAAAACAGGGAATATGGAAGCTTCAGACTTAGTAGAAATTACTGAAGGAGGTAATACAACTAAGTCTGTTACAGGTACTAAAATTATTGATATGGTTACAAGTTCTGCTGTTGTTACAGCTAACACTGCCAAGATATCTTACCCAAGTTCAGATAGCACAAAGCTTGCGGGAATTGAAGAAAATGCCACAGCAGACCAAACTAATGAAGAGATAAGGACAGCAGTCGAAGCGGCTACAGACAGTAATGTTTTTACAGATGCAGACCACAGCAAGTTGGACGGTATTGAAGCTAGTGCTGATGTTACTGATTCTACTAATGTAGTGGCTGCACTTACAGCAGGTACAGGTATCACCATTGAAGCAAATGGTACAATAGCAGCAAGTCCACTAGCTTTAACTACAGTGCAGGTGGCAGCAAATGAATCTGCACAATTAGCATTAACTGCAGAAGAGGGTGACGTAGTTGTACGATCTGATGAGAATAAAAGCTATATGCACAATGGTGGCACAGCAGGTACGATGGCTGACTACACTTTATTAGCTACACCCACTGATGCAGTCCTAAGTGTTAATGGGAATACAGGTGCTATTACTGCTGACCAAATAGCAACAGCAGTTGAAGCGGCAACAGACTCAAATACATTTACCGATGCTGACCACAGTAAGTTAGATGCCATAGAAGCAAGTGCAAACAATTATGTCCATCCAAATCATAGTGGTGAAGTTACTTCCACAGCCGATGGTGCTACGGTTATTGCAGACAATGTTGTTGATGAAGCAAACCTTAAAGTATCCAACACTCCAACTAATGGGTATGTTTTAACTGCACAATCAGGAAACACTGGTGGATTAACTTGGGCAGAGGCTGCGGCAGCGGGATATACGTCATCTACTTCAGCACCATCATCACCTGCTAATGGTGACAGGTGGTTTGAATCTACAAATGGTAT